TGGGCTGAAGAAGTCGTTGAGGAGATTGCTGGATTTCCATTTGCGAGTCATGATGACTTGGTGGATAGCACAGTAATGGCCTTGATGAGATTTAGGCAAGGAGGGTTTATTCGATTGCCTACGGATGAACCCGAAGAAATCCAATACTTTAGACAACGCCGAGGCGGGTACTATTAAGAGGTAAGCTATGGCTATTGAGAAAGGGTTGTACTCCGCTCCAGAGGGTATAGATGAAGAACTGATGGAAGGTGAAGGCGAGGTCGAGATCGAGGTCGTTGATCCTGAAGCAGTAATGATTGATGCAGATGGTATCGAGATTGCATTAGTACCGGATGAAGGGTTGGACGAATTTGTTGAGTTTGACGCTAACCTTGCGGAACACCTTGATGAAGGTGCCTTGAATGAGCTATCAGAAGAAGTATTGGGTCTGGTTGACGCCGACATTGACAGCCGGAAGGAATGGGCGGATACGTTTGTTAAAGGACTCGATGTACTTGGCTTTAAGTACGAGGAGCGCACAGACCCGTGGGAGGGAGCGTGCGGAGTCTACTCGACAGTGCTTGCGGAAGCCGCAATTCGATTCCAAGCTGAAACAATGTCTGAAACTTTTCCGGCGGTTGGCCCTGTTAAAACGAAGGTTATTGGCGAAGAGACAAAAGAGAAGCTAGAAGCCGCGACACGTGTCAAAGCTGATATGAACTATCAGTTGACTGAGAACATGGTCGAGTACCGCCCAGAACACGAACGTCTCCTCTATAGCTTGGGTCTCGCAGGTTCTGCGTTTAAGAAAGTGTATTTCGACCCAAACATCGGTCGCCAAGTTTCTATCTATATTCCAGCAGAAGATGTCATTGTTCCTTACGGCGCGTCACATATTGAGACCGCTGAGCGTGTTACGCATATTATGCGTAAGACAAAGAACGAATTGGCAAAACTACAAGCTAGTGGGTTTTACCGTGAGGTAGACCTCGGTGATCCAGAATCATTCCATACAGATATCGAGAAGAAAAAGGCGGAAGAAGGCGGGTTTACTCTGTCTGATGATGACCGCTATGCGGTCTACGAAATTCATGCTGATTTGGTTATTGACGGTCTGGATGAGGAAGAAGGCGATATTCAGATCGCAAAGCCTTACGTCATAACAATTGAGCGTGGTACAGGGGAGATTCTGTCTGTACGTCGCAACTGGAACCCTGATGACCCACTGATGCTCAAGCGTCAGCACTTTGTACATTATGTCTATGTGCCGGGGTTTGGCTTCTATGGGCTTGGTTTAATTCACATTATTGGTGGTTACGCCCGCGCAGGTACGTCACTGATTCGTCAGTTGGTGGACGCAGGTACGTTATCTAACTTACCGGGCGGTCTGAAGTCTCGTGGGCTTCGCATCAAGGGTGACGATACGCCGATTGAGCCGGGTGAGTGGAAAGACGTTGACGTACCGTCAGGTAGCATCCGCGACAACATTATGCCCCTGCCTTATAAGGAGCCGTCTCAGACACTCCTCCAGTTGTTAAACCAGATCACGAACGAAGGTCGTCGTCTGGGCGCGATCAGTGACATGAACATCAGTGATATGTCTGCTAACGCGCCTGTAGGCACAACGCTGGCCTTGTTAGAGCGCACGCTAAAGCCAATGGCGGCAGTGCAGGCACGTGTCCACTTCGCAATGAAGCAAGAGTTCAAAATGCTCAAAGCGATCATGGCGGAGTACGCACCGACAGATTACGAGTACGAGCCAGTCAAGGGTGAGATATCTGCACGTCAGGCTGATTATATGATGGTGGACGTAATCCCCGTCAGTGATCCGAATAGCTCAACAATGGCGCAACGTGTCGTGCAGTACCAAGCGGTACTCCAGATGGCACAGCAAGCACCACAGATTTACGACCTCCCTCAGTTACATCGCCAGATGATAGAGGTGCTTGGCGTTAAGAACGCTGACAAACTTGTCCCTACAACGGACGACGCGAAACCGAAAGATCCAATCAGCGAGAATATGGATGCACTTGTCGGCAAGCCGATGAAAGCGTTCATTTATCAGGATCACGACGCGCATATCGCAACGCATATGTCGTTTATGAAAGATCCACAGATTGCTCAGATGATTGGACAGAACCCACAGGCACAGCAGATTATGGCCTCATTACAGGCGCATATTGCAGAACACTTAGGGTTCAGTTATCGGAAGCAGATCGAGGAACGCCTCGGTGCCCCACTGCCCGCACCAAACGAGCAGTTGCCAGAAGAAATCGAAGTACAACTCTCACGTCTCGTCGCAGATGCTGGGAAGCAACTTACACAAGCCCATCAGCAACAAGCCGCGCAACAAGCCGCGCAACAGCAGGCACAAGACCCAATGTTCCAGCTTCAGCAGGCCGAATTGCAGATCAAACAAGCCGAAGTACAACGTAAAGCGGCTAAGGATCAGATGGACGCGCAACTTAAACAAGCTGAGCTACAGCGGAAGGTGGCGGAAGACGCTACTGACGCCCAACTCAAGCAACAAGAATTGGCAATCGATGCCAAGAAAGAGGGGATGAAGATGTCCCAACAGCGGGAGCAGGCTGACAAAAACGTCAAAATGCAACTGCTAGACAGGATAACTAATCCTAGAGGTAATAACCGTTAAGGAAATTAGACATGGGTAAAACCGTCTTTGACGTGCTTAAAGATAAATTGCAGGACCAGATTGATTCTGCAACTGAGTTCCTGAAAGCAGGTGGTCCAAAAGATTACCCGCAATACAGAGAAGCGTACGGCTTGATCCGAGGTCTGGAAGCCGCACAGCAACATATCGAAGACCTTGCGAGAGCACATATGGAGAGCGATTTCAATGACTGACGCCGCAGAAAAAATAGAAGTAACAGACGAAGAATTTGAATTACAACTGCCTAGACCTGTTGGGTATCGCCTTTTGGTAGCAATGCCTGAAGTTGAACAGACTTTTGGCGATTCCGGCATTTTAAAAGCAGATTCAACAAAACATCAGGATTATATTACGTCCATTATTGGGTTAGTTGTTGACGCGGGCGAGCAAGCCTACGCTGACAAAGATCGTTTCCCAGAAGGGCCGTGGTGTAAAGTTGGTGATTATGTCGTGTTCCGTATGAATACAGGCACTCGTTTAAAGGTTAACGGAGTCGAATATCGTTTAATGAACGATGATTCTATCGAAGCCGTTGTTAGTGATCCGCGTGGAATCACGCGTGCGTAAGGAAATTAAATTATGGGATTTCAAAAAGTTGAATATAACTTCCCTGACGATGAAGGCAAAAAGCCAGACATTGACGTGGAAGGATCAAGTGCTGTCGAGATTGATTTATCTGGCAAGCAACCAGAGCCGGAGCCTGAGACAGCAGATGAATCTGTTGAATCTAAAAGCAACAACGATGATGGTGACTATGAGATTGAGGTGGTTGACGATCCGCCTAAGAAAGACAGAGGACGTAAGCCTTCCGAACCACCTGCGGATGTTACTGACGAAGAACTTGAGGAATATTCTGAAAAAGTTCGCAAGCGTATTCAGCACTTTAGTAAAGGCTATCACGACGAGCGCCGCGAGAAAGAAAAGGCACTACGTGAGCGTCAAGAACTAGAGCGCCTTGCTCAACAGCTTGTTGAAGAAAACAAGCAACTCAAAGGGACTGTTGGTAAGAATCAAACAGCCTTACTAGAGCAAGCTAAGAAAAACGCTGATGCTGAACTTAATTCAGCCAAAAAAGCATACAAAGACGCGTATGAGTCTGGTGACTCAGATGCTGTCCTCGATGCACAAGAAAAGTTAACAGAAGCTAAACTTCGTGTTGATCGCGTAGCTAATTTCAAATTACCTGCTTTACAGGAGAATGAGACTCCTGTACAAAACGAAGTATCAGATACGCCCGCCCCAGCGGTTGTTCCTGATGAACGTGCTACAGACTGGGCTAACCAGAACCCGTGGTTCGGATCAGATGATGAGATGACAAGTTTTGCGTTGGGGTTGCATAATAAACTTGTCAAGGAAGGGCTAGACGCCACAAGTGATGAATACTACGAGAGAATTAATTCTCGTATGCGGCAAGTATTCCCCGACCAGTTTGAGGATTACGAGCCTGAACCAGAGGTAGACAAGCCAAGAAGGCAGTCAAATGTGGTTGCACCCGCTACGCGGAGCACATCACCTAAGAAGGTGAAACTAACGCAAACACAGGTGAATCTTGCTAAAAGGCTTGGAGTTCCACTGGATTTATACGCCAAAAAGGTTGCAGAAGAAATGAGGAAGAATAATGGCTGAAAATCGTATTAATCGTGAGCAGACTACACGTGAAAAAACGGTCCGTAAAAAGGCATGGCAACGGCCTGAAGTATTACCTTCGCCGACTCCCGAGCCGGGTTATGAATTTCACTGGGTCCGAATCAGCACACAAGGACAGGTTGATGCCACTAACGTATCCTCAAAACTCAGAGAAGGTTGGGAGCCTGTGAAGGCTAGTGATCACCCTGAAATTACAATGGTTACAGTGGAAAATGACCGCTTTAAAGATAACGTTGTAATTGGTGGGTTGATGCTGTGTAAAGCACCCATTGAGTTGGTTGAAGAGCGTAACGAGTACTACAACGATCAGAGTACCGCGCAGATTCAGTCAGTCGATAACAACCTTATGAGAGAGAATGATCCTCGTATGCCGCTGTTTAATGAGCGCAAAACGAAGGTATCTTTTGGTAACGGAACTTAATTAGGAGACCATCATGGCTTATCCGACTGTTTCAGCCCCTTACGGGCTAAAGCCTGTCAACTTGATTGGCGGTCAGGTATATGCCGGTTCTACTCGTCAGATTCCTATTGCTTCTGGCTATGCAACTTCAATCTTTAATGGTGATGTTGTAAAGCTGTCTAGCGATGGAGTTCTGGTCAAGGAGACTGGTACTACAACTGCTACTCCAGTTGGCGTATTTATGGGCGTGTCTTACACAGACCCCGTCTTAAAGTACAAGCTGTTTTCACAGTACTACCCAGCGAACACTGTTGCATCTGACATTGTTGCTTATGTTGTTGACGATCCTGACGCACTGTTCAAAGTAGCAGTTGTATCTGGAACTACAGTTATTGCGGGCGTTGGCCGCACTGTTGTAGGTAACAACGTTGCATTGGTTCAGAATGCAGGCGACGCGGACACTGGTAACTCAGCTGTTGCTGTACTCAGCACATCTGCGGCTACTACTGTTAGTTTGCCAGTTCGCATTATCGACGTGGTACCTGAAACTGTCGATTCTTCCGGTGACTACACCGAAGTAATCGTTAAGTGGAACGCACCATACTTTACGTTGTCTGAAGGCGCCCCGAACACAATTACGTTCGCTGGTGGTCATCAGTACATGAACCCACTTGGCGTATAAGGAGTGATGTAACATGGCAATTTCACGCGCCCAGCTACTAAAAGAACTCCTTCCCGGACTGAACGCTCTGTTCGGAATGGAGTACGCAAAATATGGTGAAGAGCATAAAGAGATTTTTGAACAAGAATCTTCTGACCGTTCTTTTGAAGAAGAAACAAAGCTGTCTGGTTTCTCTGCGGCACCTGTCAAGAACGAAGGCTCTGCCATCGAATATGACAATGCACAGGAAGCATGGACTGCACGTTACACTCACGAAACAATTGCAATGGGCTTCTCCATCACTGAAGAAGCTATTGAAGATAACTTGTATGACTCTCTGTCATCTCGTTATACGAAGGCATTGGCTCGTGCGATGGCGTACACTAAGCAGGTTAAAGCGGCTTCAGTTTTGAATAACGCTTTCGCCGCTGGCACTACTTACGGTGATGGAACGACTCTGTGTTCTACAGCGCATCCACTCGTATCTGGTGGCTCTAACTCTAACCGTCCAACAGTTGCGGCTGACCTTAACGAAACTTCTTTGGAAGCGGCTGTTATTCAGATCGCAGGATGGACTGACGAGCGTGGTCTTTTGATCGCCGCTAAGCCTCGTAAGCTGATTATTCCACCAGCATTGCAATTCGTTGCAACTCGTTTGTTGGAAACAGAAGGCCGCGTTGCTACAGCAGATAACGATCTCAACGCACTGCGTTCAAATGGCTCGATCCCAGAAGGTTACTCAGTCAACCACTACCTGACTGATACTAACGCTTGGTTCTTGCTAACTGACGTACCTAACGGCCTCAAGCACTTTGTCCGTACACCGATGTCTACATCTATGGATGCCGACTTCGATACAGGCAACAGCCGCTACAAGGCTCGTGAGCGTTACTCATTTGGTGTCTCTGACCCACTGGGTATCTTCGGTTCACCGGGTGCATAAGTAGCTTTTAAGCTACAACTAAGGGGGAGCTTCGGCTCCCCTTTTTATTTGTTGACTTGTTATAGTGTGCAGTGTTAAAACGTGAGTATCTCGGGACAAATGGTGTTGTTGACAGGCCCGACTGACGACAAGCAGACGACAACACCGAACTCGCTTGTGAGGACAATCTAATGGCATCAACTACCTTTTCAGGTCCAGTCACTTCTACGGCTGGCTTTATCTCAGGTTCTGGTTCACTCGTAACTGTAGACGCAAATGTTACGTTAACTGCGGCTTCAAACGCAGGTCGTACAATGTTGCTGGACGTAGCGTCTGGAGCAACGGTAACACTCCCTGCCGCTACTGGTACGGGTAATGTTTACAAGTTTTTCGTGAAAACGACTGTAACTTCAAACGACTACATCATTCAGGTTGCGAGCGCAGACGACACAATGGCTGGAATTGCGATTGTAGCTAACGATGGTGGGGACACAGCATCTATCTTTGAAACTGCGGCAGATTCAGACACCATCACTTTAGATGGCTCTACGACTGGCGGTATTTTAGGTGGTCAAATTGAACTTCAAGATGTAGCTTCAGGCGTTTTTTCAGTAGCTATTCGTCAAGCGGCGACAGATACAGAAGCAACTCCGTTCTCTGCGGCAGTATCGTAAGAGGTGAGCTATGGGCAAGTTAAACAGCAAGGTGCTAAATAAGGCCGCCAAGCCTAAAAAGGCTCCTGCCAAAACGGTTTCTAAAAAGAAACCTGCGGCTAAAAAGGAGAAGTAATTATGTCTAGTTCGGACATTCAAGCGGCGTTTATTGAAGCGGCGGCGGCTGACGCGGACGGTATCGCCACGGCGATTAACTTATCCGAAGCCGGTGATCTGACTATTGATGGAGCGCTTGCTTCTGGGGGTTCAGTAACGTTTGACCAGCCACGCAACGTAACAATTACTTCTACCGGTGATGACACTGGTGTTACGTTTACTGTGACTGGTACAGATGAGACTGGCGCGGCGCAAACTGAAGCAATTACTGGTGTAAATGCTGATGTGGCAACTGGGACTAGCTACTTTGCTACAGTCACACAAATTGCCGCTAGTGGCGCTACTGATGGTAACGTTACTGCTGGATCTGGTACTGCTATTGCGGCAGTAATTTTCCGTGGACCTTTGAGACTACGCGGTATGTACGTCGTTAACTCTGGGACTGCCGGGACTATTACTTTCCGTGAAACATCGTCTTCTGGGCCAATACGTATGCAATACAATACAACTGGCACAGATGGTAGCACTGAGTTCCCGTCAATCCCTGATTACGGTATTTTGCACAAAGGCGGAGGGTATGTGTTGTTTTCACAAGCAAATTTATCCTCAATGACATTATTCTTTAGCTAAGGATTAGCGATGCGGGCTTATTACAAAAAGGGCGGATCTGTAAAAAAGAAAAGCCCTGCTTGGCAACGCAAAGAAGGTAAGAGTGAGTCTGGTGGGCTGAATAAGAAGGGCGTTGAAAGTTATCGTAGGGAAAACCCCGGTAGCAAACTCAAGACAGCCGTGACTACGAAGCCCAGCAAGCTCAAAAAAGGTTCCAAGGCCGCAAACCGCCGTAAGTCGTTTTGTGCTCGTATGGAAGGCATGAAGAAAAAGAACACAGGTTCAAAGGCGGCGAAAGATCCAAACAGCCGTATTAACAAGAGCCTGCGGAAGTGGAATTGCTAATGGCTATTAATAGGAGCAACCTAATGAAGGAAATGACAACACCCCCAATGCCTAAGAAAAAGAAGTCCAAAATGCGGCAACGTATCAGTGGTCGTGACGGCTCGTCCGCAATGTTTGATACCGCTGAGCAGACTAAAATGAATGAAATGATGAAAAAGCGTAAGCCTCGTCCTGCACCTGAAGAGCCTGTTGACGGCATGATGATGGGTGGCAAGGTCAAAGGCTATAAAAACGGCGGCAAACTGAAGATGGTCGAAAAAAACGGTGAACAAGTCCCGTTTTATGCGGCTGACGGTGTTGGCAAAATGAAAGCTGGCGGCAAAGTTAAAATGAAATCAGGCGGCAAAGTTCGTGGCGCAGGTTGCGCTCAACGTGGCGTACGCCCTGCTAAAATGAGGTAGTGGCTATGGCTGAGAGTAGTAAAACACGGGCTGTATCCACAACTTTGTTGCCCGGGGATAAAAAAGAGACTGAGCTTAAGAAGTATAAACCCAATAAGAACTCTCGTACTGGGGTTTCGCAAAGGCTTGTTGGGTTTACAGGAGACGAAGTAAATACGGATGGTGAGTATTATGAAGGCGGACGCGGTATGACTGTGTCTCCAAAACGTACTACAAAAGCCGCGAGTAATTTACGTAGCGCAGGGCGCGGTAAAAAAGA